TACCTCTATCATATACTTTTTTAAGTATACCATAAGCGATACCTGACTTCTCTGATTTCTTCACTAGACCTGCAACTTTTTCGTCTAATTGAAAGTTTTCATCTATTTCAAAATCTACTTTGGCTGCCAATTTACTTGGTAACTTACCCTTTTTAATTAGACCATTAATATAGTAAGCTATATCTCTAGCCTCTACACCTCTAATCATTTGACCTAATGCACTAGCAGGATTTTTATGTCCTTGTTTATGTAAATCGACATACATTTTCATAATTTTTTCATAACCTTTAGGGTGAGTCATTTGATGTATTTTATCATAGATTTTTCTATAATAAGGCATCTCTTCAATGTTCTCTTCACCTTGTGCTCTTTTCATTTGTGCTGGTGTAGGTGCACCTTTATCACCAACTTTTCTCATCTTCTCACCTGAACCTTGTTTAATTCTTTCTCTTTTCTTATGAATATTTGCCCATAAACTTTCACCAAACATTTTCTTATATTTAAGAGTATGTTTAGATGGTTTTGTTTTTGCACCTTTATCACCTGGTGCTGGTTTATATGCATCAGGATTATCATCGTCCATTTTTGTACCTTTTGCAAAATGTCTTGCTCTTGCTTGTTTTGTTGACTTTGCTAATTCATTATCTTTTCCTGGCATATCATAATACTTTGCAGGTTGTGTACCTTCTCTATCTTTTATATCTGGGTCTTGTTTAGTTTTCTTTGGTGCTTCTTTGTCTTTCTCTTTCTTTTCTCTTATTGTATTTAAAAATGCCTTATAGAAATTTTCACCATCATAGTATTGTACATAATTAGGACCTCTTCTTACTACTTCACCTGATGTACCATCAACTGTATTTTCTACTAAATCACCTACTCTGTATAAAACACCTCTTACATATAAATCTCTTTCTACTTCTTCTTCAGAAAATTGAGAAGTTTCTTTCAGGCCCATACCTTGTCTAACATCTTTAAATAGTTTTTCACCATTTCTATAACCTTTAGGTAGACCTTTTACAAATTCTTTAAAATTATTTTGTGAGGCAGCTAACCTCATTTTTGATGCACTCATTCCTGTTACTCCTTCAGCGTCTGGGTCCCTATCGCCTGCACTAAACACTTGTATATTATCAAAATCGTAAAACCCATGTCTTTTTTCTTGACCATTGTATGTCTTCAACAGTTTTTGAAACTCTGCAACTCTATCTGAACCAACGACCATATTTAATTCTTTGTATCCTTGTTCATGAAAATAAACTGCAATATCTAAAGCTGTCTTTAATTTATTATTTGCTACTATGTTTCTTTTATGTTTAGGAAACATATCTCTCATATATGCAACTTTTTTAGAAAAAGGTAAAGGGTCTTTTTTAGGGTTTTGAGAATGTGATGGAAATATATAATAGTCATCTCCACCAGCAATCTTTCTAACTTTTTCTATCAACTTCTCATGACCAGTTGTTGGTGGATTAAATCTACCAAATGTAAATACAACTGATTCAGTTTTTTCCATAAATGTTCTAAAAGTTACTGATTCTTTTTGTTGTTTTTGTTTTGTAATCTTTTTCATTTTTTCTATATATTTTCTATACACTGCTGCTTCTGCAGTCTTACCCATAACTCTTGCTCTTTGTTCCATTGCAATAGCTGCTTGTATTTTATGTGCATGAGTTTTTCCACTATTCTCTATCTTCTTAACAGAAGCTTCTGCTGTCTTAACATCTTTAAAACCAAGACCATGAATAGTACCTTTAGGGTTCTCATCAGTATATAAATCTGAATGTTTATCAGAACCTGCAGGTTGACCTTTCTTTCTTGGTATTCTAGGTGCTTCTTGCATTACTTATATCCAAACATTTGTAACCCAGATGTTTCAACTTTTTCTGGTTCTATTTCAAAAAAACGAAGTATAGCATCAATACCATATTTAGCTAATTCTTTTAATCTAGTCATAATTTTTATAAATAAATCTTTTAACCAATTTTTAATTTTTACAAATAAATTTTCATTTAAAGTCTGTTCATTCAGTATTTCATTTTCTAATTTATGAGCATGCGAATTAACAATTAATCTAAATGCACCAACTGTATCTGCAGTACCTTTACTACTTACTCTACTTCCTGTTGGTGTTTTTACTGACACTCTAATATCTACTTTTTTAGCTATACCTTTTATATAAGAACTAGGTGATGCTCTACCTTCAGATAATTTTTCTACTAAATTACTACCACCTTTATCATCAAATTCAACTAACCAATTTGCTTTGGCATATGTATCTGGTAAAAATTTTGTTTCTCCTGTTGCAGCTTCATAACAAAAAAACTGACTAAATATAGGATTCTTTTGAAAGTAATCTCTAACAATAGGTTGAACACCTTTTAATGCCTTCTTCATATCAATTAAAGATTTCATTGACTCTTGATACTTTGCTTGGTCTATATCAATATCGACATTCTTTTTTCCAAACTTTGCTCTGACAGTTTTTGGTATTACATTCTTTTTTATTGCATTTACTAGTGAATTAATATTACCTTGTACTGTAAGTTTCTTCATTACAGGTTCTAATTGTTTTACAAGTCTAGCTGCATCTTCTGGTGCTTCTTTACCCATATATTCTACTGCAGCATCAAATGTGGCTAATGTTTCATCTTTGTAACCAGACATTAATTGAGAACCACCTTTTTTCTTTAAAGATATATTAATACCATCAGTTGAGTACAAGTCTGTTTTAGGTGTATTGTTTGTACCTCTCCATTTAGGATTTAATTTACCTGCACCACTTCCAAAGTGAATCATTGAATTTTCAGATGCACCTGTTTTATCTCTAATATCATTTGCAATTTTTTCAACGACATCTGCATATTCATTATATAGATTTTCTTCTATACCATATCTATCTTTTGCATTATTGAAACCACCATTAAAAGCAATTACAATTAACTCTTCAAATTTAGCAGCAGGTATTTTAGTTTTTGCTTGTTCATTTATATGTTGTTTGAAACTTCTCATTTATCCCATGCCTTTCTTGCTGTAAAATTATTATATGAAAATTCCATTCTATCTACTAGTTTAACAGCATTTCCAGCTTTGTCAATAGCAACATAACCTTCTGGATTGACTGCTTTAAAACCTTTATCTGTTTTTATAAATGTATTTGCTAATTGTTTTACCTCGTTTAATTTATTTACAATCATCATCTTGGCAGAAACTAAAGAGTTTTGAAATAAAATAATATTTTCTAAATTTTTTAAATGTTTAGTAAACTCTCTAATGTATTCTTTTTTATTTCTATCAAACTTATCTTTTGCACCTTGAGTTTTTACTTTTTGTTTTAGTTTTTCAAAATGCATTTCAATATGGTCTATATAACCTTTTGCATGTTGTTTTACATTTTTAATTGTTTCACCTTGTCTAACTTTAATATTATTATATGTTTTCAAACTTGCACCAGATAAATTACCAGTCATCGCATTTTGTAGTCTAATAAACTTATCAAGTAAACTTGAATTGATTCTTCTAAATATACTACCAGTTTGTGATAATAACTTTGTTACTTGTTCTGTTTCTGATTTTGTAAATGTTGCTTTACCAGATACATCTTTATAAGAAGCATCGTCCATCCAAACACTATTTACTTTATTTAATCCTTTGATATTAGCACCAAAGCTTGCTTTCATGCCTTGTAGTGTATCTCCTTCGTAGGTGGTGTGCCATACGACTCCAATTTTTGCTTGTGATATTCGTTTACCCAAATCAGAACTAGGTAATGTAGCATACACGATAGTATTAGGCTGAAAGGAAATATAAGTTTCGCCATCAATTTTCTCCTTCTTTAAATCTTCACTGGTAAACATCAAATCACCTTGAAGAACATTTTTTATACCCAATTTAGAAAATTCTTTTAATGCAACTTTAAATTTAGAGTTAAGACCACCAGACACATCTGCATCTATTTCAGCATTTGATTTATACAATTTTGGATTTACATTGAATACAGATTTTTTAGCGACAAAGAACTTGCCATCTGAAGGGTCTACACCAGCAAATATAGCAGGAGCACCGTCCCACTTTACTGTCATATTTACACCACCAGATGCTGTACCAGCCAACATATTTCTTAACTCTTGTAAGAAATTTATTGCACCTCTAGCACCACCTACACCGAAGTTGATTATCTCATCTTCTAGATGTTCTAAATGTAAATTTTTACCCTGCTTATCTTCTAATAAGAATTCTTTAAATGTTAACATTTCTCAATTTTTCCATAGTTGTTATAACAACTATATTTATATAATTAAGGAATGTCAAGTGCTTTTAAAATAAACCAGACCTACAATTCAGATTACCAGCAACCATTACTCTCTCATGGTCACTTTCTTGAGGTGGTACTTTGTGTTTAACCCAACCAGGAAACATTACTAATAATCCATTATATGGTTGTACTTTGTAATCTGTATTAGTAAAAACTAATGGTGCACATTCACTCGTTACATTAACATAATAAGTCCAAGACCAAATAGCTGGCCAGTGGTCATGTGAAACAGTATGATTACCTTTTTTATAAACTGCACCCCAACAATCATAACAATCTGGTATAAATTGTACTGGTGAACACTCCATTGATACTTCTCTAACAAAATTAACTAATTCTTGAAAATGTTCACCACCAGCTTCTAATTGCATATTCCACTCTGTCATTTGTGCTTTGACATTTGATTGAAAATTTATTCTATCACCTTGTTGACGAATATATTTTTCTAGTAATGGATTTAAATCTTTCCAATCTTTATAATCTTTTAGAATAACTGGATATCTTTCTTTGAACAAAATATGATTGTCTGATTTACCCCATATTACTGGGTGTTCTTTTACTGGGTCATCTTTCATACTTTATCTTTCAAAAATTTAGGAAGAGTATCTTTACCAAATGGTCTTACTTTCATTAAACTTTGAACCATTTCTTCAGCATCTTCCTTGAATGTGAATACCTTAACAATATCATTTGTTGGTAATTCAATAACTGCATATTCAGCTTTGTTATCTCTCCATAGTATATCAACAAAATATTTAACCTTATATTTATTATACCTTGAGGTCGGAAAATTTCTCATAGGTCTTCTCTCCCAATCTTTTACCAACATTGGTATTATCAAAGACTGGTTCACTCTGACCTGCATCTACAATGTCATCTTGTGCAACTTGTTCTACATCATACAATTTCATTTTGGCTCTATCTATACCTATAATAAATCTTTTATTTATTGTTGGGTCATTATATCTATTCTTTAATTGTTTAATCATTATCTGATTTAAATCTTCTAGTTCTTCAGTAGAAATAATTGCTAACATCAAATCAGCAGTAGCAGGTAAACCAAAACTTTCTGAAGTATCTTCTAGACCAACATCAGAAGAAGTATATGCACTTCTCGTTGTTTGTGTTGCTGATACTATTGGTAAGTTACTTTCTACTGCAAGACCTCTTAATTCTTCAGCGATAGCTTTGATGTAAAAATAAGAACCTACACTTGCATTATTTCTAAATCTTGATGATGAGCAGATATTTAAATAATCTACAAATATGATATCAGGCTTGAATGATTTTTTAATTGCAAGTTCTTTCATTAAACTTTTAAAATGTCCACAATGTGCAGATGCAGTTGGATATTCTTTGATTACTATTTTACCAACTGTTTTATTTTTTATTTTTTTGATTTTATCATCAAACATTTTTTTAGGTAATTCGTGTAATTCATCTATTGTAATATTCATAAGATTGGCATCTATTCTTTCAGCGATTCTCTCTTCTGCCATCTCAAGAGTTATATACAATACATTTTTACCTTGCATTAATGTTGATGATGCAAGATGGCACATAAACAATGATTTACCAACACCTGTACCAGCAAGTGCAATATTCAATGTCTTTTGTGGTAATCCACCTTTTGTTATTTTATTAAAATATTCTAAATCGAAAGGTATTCTATCTTCAACTCTGTGATAATAATCATATCTTCTATCTGACTCTTCAATATAATCATGACCAATATGATTGTCAAAAGATACAGAAAGTGCATCTGATAATAGTTCAGGTATAGCTTCTGAAGTTTTATCTTTTACTTTATTGTCAATAATTTTTATACTATCGACTACTGCATTATATACAGCTTTGTCTTTACAAAACTTTTCTACTGTATTTAATAACCAATCGTAGTCTACTTCACTATTCTCTAATGAGTTTAATAAAGTTAAAACAGATTTATGGTCGTTATCAGATAAATCTTTTCTATTTTCAATCTCTATTTCTAAAGATGTTTTAGTTGGTGGATTAGAATACTTTTCAACGAATTCATTTATTTCTTCAAAAAGAATCTGTTCACTTCTTTGGTGAAAATATTCTTTTTTTAAAAACGGTATAACCTTACGATTAAATTCTTCATTATGTATCAGTTGACTTAGCGTTGTCTTCTCTATCGTCTGATTTTGTTCCACTAAAAACCTCTTTCCTTGAATAATGTCTATCTACTATATCACATAGTATATCACCAATTAAATTTTTAAAATCTCTACCAAAATAATCTGCATCGTCTTCTGGTAACCCATTTCTGTCGATTATTTTATAATTAAATTTTAATGTTGCAGGTAGTGTACCATTATTAGCATCTTCTACTTGTGCTATTTTACCATACTTGTAAATGACACCTTCATACTTTCCACCTTTAATACCAATGCAATCTTCGTGTTCTTTTTTATTAGTTACCATAACATAATCGTCTGCAATTATACCTAAATATCTTTTAGAGTAATCAAAAGCAGGCCTATTCGCTGCTAGTGTCACGGTCTTCGGGTCTTTGTCCACCATACCTAAACTCCTTCTTTGCACACTCTTCTAAAATGTCCATAACATCTTGAGTGAAATATTTCTTTGGACTACCTAATATTGTTTTACCATATTGTTTAGAACCATCTGGTAATTCATATCTAGTTGCCACTTTTTTAAATACATTATATTTTTCAGCAAGTTCTAACAAGCCATAATATCTATCCAGACCTTTATTATATGTTAATCTCACATCAACCATTTTATTTTCTATTGTCATTCTAGATTTATGATTCTTACAATGTATTATATTACCTACAACTTCACTGCCTTCTTTTTCTTTTCTTTTAGAAAGGTATACAATAGATGAAGCTGCATATTTTAATCCAGAACCACCACCCATTTCTTTTGTTGGAAACATAGAACCTACTACATCATAAGTATGATTCGTTACGACCATAGGTACTTTTGCTTTACCAAGTTTTAAAGTCAACACTCTAAATGCTGCTTTCAATACTTGTGCTCTAGTCATATCTCTTGTTTCTTTTCCTTCAGCAGTATCTTCAACTTCTTTTGTTGTTGATAACATACCTAGTGAATCTAATGCAAGAAAAATCGGAGGCCTTTCATTTTCTGGTGTATTAAGATA